CCGTTCAACTACTAACAAACATTCCAGGCAACGCATTAAAGACTTTGAAAATGATATCAGGTATTTAGCAGAAAGTAAGAAAGAAGAAGCTAAAGACTACAGACAAGAGATTTTACGACTTAAAGGAACCTTAAACAAAATGAAACAAGGCGTAACAGTAACAGATAACGACATGAAGAACTCTGGTCTTGGCGAGGTTCTGATGCAGTTGATACCAGGTAAGTATCGCAAAGCAGCATCCTTCTTAATACCACAAGTCGAAGAAGCAGTTAAGAAAGACCCTGCACTAATAGAAAAGGTATATGAGAAAATCAAATCCGCTAACACAACCAGTAATAAGCAGACCGAACCTGGAAGTGAAACTCAAGGAATACAAACCCTGTAAGACTTGCGCAGATACTGTAGACGGTCACCCACATGGAATTATTAGAACCGTAGACTTTCAGACTAACTCAAATAAACTTGACCCAATTTACAATACCTTTGAAGATTGCCCCACCTGTCATGGTGAGAAATATATCTGGGATTAGAATGACCACGCACTATCGGACGACTTTTTACGCCTAGATTTAGGCTTTTTAAGTCCTTTATAGGCACGTCTTGTAGTTTTTCTAATACCGCCTTTCCGTGTACTTCGTTTTCTTTTTCTTGTTGTTGATTTTCGTTTAGTCTTTTTCTTGGTCCCTCTTAATCTGCGCATTTTTGCGCCCCAGGCTTTAGCAGCCTTTGAACCTTTCTTCAAGTAACGGAAACCCCTAGATTGCCATAAAATGCTTTAGCGTCTGCACTTAATGTTGGCACCGTTGCAGTGGTTCCGCCAGACCAGGTGATGGTTGAAGTTGAGGGTGTTGTCTGTGTATTACCCGCCATGTGTACATGTGTTTCCCCCTCACTTTGTGCTACTGCGCTGCTGTTAGCAGCACCAGCAACATTAGCATCATAAATTACCGGAACATTAGCCATTAAATTTTTAACCTCCCAAAATGGTTTAAGTAAACCTACGCCACCTTCACCAATTCCAATACCTAATCCAGCAGCACCAGAACCGAGATTCGAAAAGACTCTGCCAATGGCAGCGCCTGTTTCACCTAATGCACCAGCAGAGGCGGAGGCTTCACCAGGTCTGCTAATTATATTACCAAAGTAAAGAATAGCAGCACCTAGCACAGCGATTGGGAGGATTTTACCTAAAATACCCATGTTTTAACTTATTACAATACTTAATAAGCAGTTCTCATTCTATAGAATGAGAATGGCATTTAAATTAAAAACAGGAAAAACCATAAACAAGGTTCTAGCAGGTGCAGGAATTGCAAGTCTAGGCGGTTTAATTCTCGGAGCAATAGCACCAACAATAGCAGGTTCTACAATGGGTAAGGCAATAACCACATTAGGTGCTTACGGCATCGGTGGAATCGAATCAGCAGCAGGTGCAATAGCGACAAGTTTCATGGGTAGCAGTTTAACAGCATTTACAGGACCAACAGCAGAGGGTAACGTTCAGGTGGACAGCCTCTAATGTCAGTTCCCCTAATGAGAAGTTACACGACAACAGGTGCAGCGCTTAACGTTTTTACACCTTCTACAGATGATGTCACAGGTTTAACAATTCAACAACTTAATCGTAGTAATACAATTTTAGATTGCGTTAATAATCCAGACCCACCTGGTGCAGCCGCATACGAAACAAATGTTTTAGTTAACGGTATTCAATCAGGTGTCACTAACTTTTCAGTAGCATCCAGCGCTGCCTCGGCTGGTCGAGTCGTATTTGGACCAATCGGAGTTACAGTGGGTGGACAGGCTGGCGGAAAACAATTATCTTGGCAATCAGGACAAGTTGTTACTGGTGGCGGTATTGCTCAGTATTCATTTTTGTTCAAATATTCTAATTTGTTTTAGGAGGCTTTAATGCCCCAAAATATTCTAGGTTATGTTGTCAATGTTTTACCAAAAGACCCAACAGTACCTTCCACTTATGTTGCTGATATTATCGCAGCAGGTGCCACTATTACAATCGAATACCCTGCACAATATCGAGCTATGGCAATTTCAGTTGCAATAAAAAATCAAGACACTGTAAACGCTTGTCAATTTTCTGTAAACGGTCAGCCCTTAGTGGCATTGTCTGCTGGTGCAGACCAGAACATAAATGACCAGAACATTGTTAGAGTGCAAATACAAGCAGGTGCAGCAGGTGCAGTGCATGTTTTAGCCCAGGTAACACCAATGTTTTACAATACTGAGGCACAACGATTTAGAACGGTGTCACAATAATGGGCTTTTCTGGCGGAGGGTCAAATATTTTAAAACCACATAAACACAATTCTCTCACATTACAAGATGGCGGCAATTTGGATTTTAAAAATGACACCCAGAGTAATATGTCTGCAGGAAGTGTGACGTATTCAAACGGTTCACACTTACAAGAACTTGTTAAACCCATAACGCCCACTAACGACATATTACAATTTGCAACTGCTGCAAGTGCTCCAAGTTGGGCAACAGACCCGTTTATCGTAGGGGGTAAGCTCGAATACCTAGGGTCTCACACTAATGTAGGTGAAGAAAGTACGTTCACTCAAAACTTTAGCCCTGAAATAGATTTCACAAAATTTAGTGCGATTCAAGTTTATTGGTCTTATGATATGGATGCAACTGCAACTCCTTTCGACACTCAATTAATTTTGGATGCAAACACTGCTACAAATTATTCAGCTGTTGGACAAACCCAAACTGGAACCACTATTACTGGCTTATCAAGTCTATCTCAAGCAAATTGGGTAATTGCTTCCACGCCAGAAAATACGGGAAATGATAATTCCATTTTTGGTGCTTTCAGTATTACAAGCCATACAGGACCAGCCAGTCAACAATACCCAGCCATCAGTTCTTATGCATGCGGATGGTCAAACACAACAAGACAATTTCTCGGAACCAAAGTTGCAAATGTGGGTACAATAGCATCTATGACTTTGACAAGTTCTGGCGGTGCTGGTACTGGCTGGGAAAATAGCACCTGGGCTTTTTACGGTGTTAGAATTTAATTTAAAAAAAATATGGATTAAACTTCAAATTGCATTTTTGAAGTTAATCAAATGTTTTGTTGATAGAAGTTAATCTTTATCTAATGCTGTTTCCATTTCTTTTCTAGTAAACACTTTAAATCCTATTTTCTTCCAAATTTTTTGAATATTATCAAATGCTCTATCTGATAATTTTCCTTCTAACCATAACGTTTCAAGTTGTTCAATTTGAAATGGGTTAAATCCTAACATCTCTCTAAATAGTTTTAGTTCTTTTTTAGTAAAGCAAGTCATTTCAAACACCTAAACACTTGAAACAATAAACAGACTTTGTATTTTTCTTTTTGAACTTTTTACATTTGGCGCAGACGGTCTGCGTTCTCAAGTCATCTCTTTTGGTTATTGCTTCAACTTCATATTGAAAACCCCTCATTTCTTTTGATAGTTCAAAGGTCATCCTGTTTCAATCCCTTCTTCGATTGCAGTGTTCCAGATGCAGAACAACATCCCCTGGGTTAAATCTTTTAAGTGGTGTTTTGCTCTTACCTGTTCAATTAATGAAAATTCTGAAATGGTAAATGTAAGAGTTTTATGCACTTTATCTTCATTTTGTATTCTTAATTTTTCATTTCGTATTTTTTCTGCTAAAATATGTTTTTCTTGTTCTGTATCATATATTGCACCCATACAAACAAGTAAATTATCTGATATATAGACATATACGTCAATTATTCCCTACACATCTGTTCAAATTGGTTCACACTTCCCACATCTAGCCCAAAACACAACCCTTTAGGTGCTTACATAGCTTATTTTTGAATTTTTTAGGATAGAAGTCAATAACCGTGGTGGTTTATTGTAGGTTTTTGTTAGCTTTTCTTAGCTAAGGGTAGGGGTATTTAGGGTTAAGTTAGGGCAGTAACGCTTACAACTAAGTAATTATCTTATAATTATGGCATGGAAGAAATTTTATCATCAGCACTTATCATGGTGGCGTGTATATCTGGCGGTATTTCCTGTGCTTATATTGCTAGGAGCCGTTCAACTACTAACAAACATTCCAGGCAACGCATTAAAGACTTTGAAAATGATATCAGGTATTTAGCAGAAAGTAAGAAAGAAGAAGCTAAAGACTACAGACAAGAGATTTTACGACTTAAAGGAACCTTAAACAAAATGAA